TGCTTGACTGATTTGGCAACCTGTCATTTCCCATTTTTCCAATGTGACTGGTGCTGACTTGCCGTTGCCACCGTCCAGTACTTCGTACACCAGATCAAACTTGTAGTTACCGCCCGAAGCCGCACTGGACTGCTCCAAGAAGTCAAACTGCTTTTGAATCTGTTGGCTTACCAATATGCCCACATGGCCGCCCATGTCGTCGCGCAGGTTGACTGTGGTTTCTGCCCACTCTGGTTTGCCTTGCATGTAGATCTTGCTGTTGTAGATATCCAGTGCAAATGGATTGAAGTTGACGCTGGGACGCTTGATATCAACAACTTGTTTTGTTAATTCTTGAGCGTTGGATGCGCCTGTACCTGTGCCGCCAAAGTTCAAGAAAGTAGCGCGAAAGCGATACTTTAGTTTTGGCATCAACAGACCTTGACTGTTACCATCAAAAGGTACTGTAAATTTGTTTAATGACGCTACGGTTGACATCTTATATATTCTCCTATTACACTTATTTACCTATATTATTACTCAATGATGCTAGGGTTGCCCCTAGCATTATCTACGTAGTTTATTTTCCTAACGAACCAGCCGCGATTGAACCTGGGTTTAACAAGCGAATTGGAATGTAAATAAACTCAACGTCTTTCATTGGCTCAATAGCAATGTCAACATAAAGTTCATTTGCCGCAATACGTGCTGGTGTGTTGTTTGTAGTATCGCATACAACCAAGAAGTCATAGATACCACGTTTAGCAACCAAGTCATTCATTGCACCTTCAATTACACGCTTGATTTGATCACGTGTAATCTTGTCGTTTGGTTCAAACAAAAAGCCGTTACCAACCTTAGAAAAGATTGTACGGATGTAGTTTACCAAACGTGCAACATTGATGCGATCCATTGAACTGGCAAATGCATTACGAGACTTTTGTCCCCATACGCACAACCCAACTCCAGGCAAGATTGTAATTGGATTGACTTTGTTCTGGTACATGGCATCACGTAGGCCTTGGCTAATACCATTGCGTGTAAATTCGCCAGTCATTTGATCTATATAACCAATGTCTGTGGCATTGTCTACTAGACCACGACGCACACCTGCAGGTGCGAACCAAGGGAAGCTAACGTTGTCATTGCGGATAAATGTACGCAACATGATGTGACTTGGTGGTACTACCACCGCGTTACCTTTAACATCACTAGATAATGCACTTGGATAGTAAACACCCAAGTACGGATCTGCTGTGCTTAGGCCGTCACCGTTGGTGTTGTTGCTCCAATTGGTGATGGCCACTGCATTTGGAGACAGCGTAAATGGTGTGTCTCCAATAATAAATGCTGTGTTAGCACGGTCGTTGTTTAGGCCAACCATGTCATCAATTAACTCTTGGTATCCAGGGGCCGCAATGATGTTGAACGCAAACTGGTCTTCACGAATTTCAGTGCTGGCCGCAATAGCTGACTGCATGGCTTTGACAACCATGTTGCGCTGTGCGGCAGGACCTGCATACATGCTACCATCATTCCGGTTACCACTCACTGTTTGCCATGTAGCGGCTACAACAGGTAAACTGCTACCTGCGTTTGGAACAGTAGGAGTAGATGGGAAGCTGGTAGCATTAAAATAATTGCTAACATATTGCTTGACGTTGAAACCACTGCGACGTGTGTTGAACAACAACATACCACGTGGATATAAACGATGATCAGGAGCATCTTGATCAATGTAATTGCTAGTTGTTAATGTAGCAATACTTGGAAACGAGCCAGTTACAACGTCTGTTGTGCCGTCAGTGTCCCAACGTGCATCAGCAAACAGGATACCGTTTTGACCTGTTTGATCTGTCTTGTCAATGGCCACAAACTTTGCGCCATTGTAACGATATAGTGATGGGTAGTTGACCAAGTCACCTGAGTCTAACCATAAATCACCAGCAACCAACGCTGTGTTATCAGACTGTGTTGTTGGTTCGCTGGCACTAACAATAACACCAGCTGGGTCAGTGTTGGTCAAGTTGTAGCCACGAGCATCGCTAGTGGGATTACGATAACCTTTCCAACCTGAGTTGTTGATCATAATATCAACATCAGCCGCATCACCGTAGTACCAGAATGTACCATCCATTGGTGCTTGGTATGGTGTAGAGAAGCTGTATGTGTAGGCTTGATATCCAGTGCCAGAGCCACCAGGTGTCCAGTTGCTCAATACCAATCCAGGCGTTGCTGGATCAGCACTTACACCAGTTGTGCTGGTAGTGAAACCAGCTGTTGTCAACGGTGTACCTGCAACGTTGTTAAGGATAATCTCGCCACCTAGTTCATGTTTGATAGTAACAGCACCCGATGCGCCAATGCTGGCACTAACATAAGGAATGTTCTGTGCCAAAATTGCGGCCACAAAGTCTGCTGTTGTTGTGCCGCCTAGTGTGCAAGTTGCAAAGTTCAATGTGGTTGTACCCAAATTGGTAGATTGCAGAGTAAAGCTGTTACCAATTGTGAATGCCGCACTCGGTACGCTACCAGTTACCACAGTCATTGGGCCTGCTTTACGGAACATTAATCTAACTCCCAACAATTTAGTATTGCTAGAGCTCACTGTGTACCGAGCATATATAGAACCTTCAGCAATGCCGTTGCCGCCACCTGATAGATCTAAATCAAATATAGCCGCATTACTTGAAGAATATACCGGTACAGCCAATGATGTCCATGATCCAGCCATGGCATTGTATTTCTTGATGGCCAAGTTCATGCCATTACCTTGTACACTGGTCTTCAAGTAAACACTACCATATGGTGCGGCCACTGTGTCACTAGGCAACCAACTTGGAATATTTACATAGGAACCACGTGACAATTGTGGGCTATAGTACGAACCAGCAGTGATACCGGCCCTAGTCAATGGTGTTCCCGGACCGTCAATCAAAGTAACTTTACCGTCGGCTGAGCCGCCTGTGCTTTTGGCATAGCTGGTAGCAAAAATTTGCAGTTTACCTGTAGCACCAGATGCTGTTACACCCGAGATAGCGGCGTCGTTGATCTTGCTGGCCACCGCGGTTACTGTGGTTGCTGTGCCCAACGACACGTTAGATGTGTTAATGGTCACATAGGCATTGGCAGTAAATGCAGGGCTTGCTGTTGTTCCAGTCACTGTTGGGTATGACTGTTGCCATACGTTTGATCCAATCTGTGCCCATGTGTTGTCTGGTGTTTTATAGAACATTGTGTTATCAGTGCTGGCAACAACAACAGCGTAAGCACCAATAGAGCCAATTGAACTCTTTGGTGTACCGGCAGTCAAATCTGTAGTGTCAGTGATAACAATAGGTGTCTGACGAGTAAAACCCACCGCAGGATCCCATTCATTGATACCCCATGATGTGTTGTTCAAATCCATCCAGTATGTGCCATCTGCAGGAGGACTGTCGGGACGCACACTTGTTGCATCTAGCTGATTCAAGTCAATGTCAGCACGAATAGCATACAGGCTGTTGGCCGCACCCAATGCGCTGTGAGCGGCCAACAAACCGTATTCGTTTTGTTCGTTGCCGTGCAATGGTGTGCCTGAACTACTCTGTTTAAAAGTGGCGTAACCCAATGCGGCCGCTAACTCTCTTTGGCTGGTAAACGATTGTAATTTACCTGCATTTGTCATTGATGTGCCGTATGCGGCTGTACCATCTGGAGCTGTTTTGTCTTGTGCTGTTGCCAGAATAACCAAAGGCACTGTACCCGCCGCTGTCGACACATAGGCGCTCATGTCGGTTACTGTAATGCTTTGTCCTGGTGAAACTAATGAAGCCATATTATTTTTCCTTTACATAATAGGTTATGTTAATGATATTTATTCATATACCGTAATTTTAGGCGGTTAGCTTGCCCTTTGCAAAGGTTTCTACCATTGACAGATACTAAATACACTATGTCTGAACGCCCACTATGTCCTGTTTGCTTTGAAAAGCCGGTGGCCATCAACTACTTGTCAGAGGATGCTGTGCATTATCGTAGTGTGTGCGACGGCTGTGCTCGTAAAGGCAAAAAACTCAAGCCCTTGCCACCGCAGTGGTTCAAACGTGGTTATAGAAAAAAGCCACAGTGCGAACAATGTGGCTTTGCTTTCCGATTCCCAGACCAAAGTTTGGTTTATCATGTAGACGGTAACCTAAATAACTGTGATCACAACAACTTGAAAACAGTTTGCTTGAACTGCAGGGTGGCCATCAACAAAGGTCGAGTAGGATGGAAACCTGCTAAGGTTGTACCAGATTTTTAAGCTGATTATACAAGTGCTCAATGCTCTTGTTGTTGTCAATAATGGTATTAAAATCTGTGCCGGCCCACGAATACTCACTGGCATGTATCTTTTGCTCTGTTAACCAATTTTGTGCATTTGCACTGCCTCGATTGGCCTGTGCCGCAATGTCATACCAATGCGGAGTTATGCCGCGTTGTATCCATACTATCTGTGCACCTTGGGCTTTTAGTCCCTTTATCTCATTGGGGAAGCGACAATCGCTAATAACAATATTGTCACGGGCTGTACGTAGTTTGTTTTCTAAACTAGCAATCCAAATGTCATCATGGAAGTGTTGGCGTAACACATCCGTGCCCCAGTATTGTAGGATCCATCGCGGGGTAATGGGCATTCCTAGTCTAGTGGTCCACCAGGCATCTTCAGTTTCACGCCATTCACGGCTTTCTTTTGTGCGACCTTCTAGCATGTCACGGTCCCACCCAAACACATGAGCAACAGCATCTTTGAGTGTAGCCGCAAAACTTTCACGTTTAAATCCGTGAAAGTTAACCAAGTAGTCTGCCGCAGTATCTTTGCCCGAGCCAATAAAACCGCAAATGCCAATGATCATAAAAAATGCTCCTATTACAGAGCATTTTAACTTATTTTTACAATAAGGTCAACTTTAACAATTCCATTTACGGAGTGCTAGAGCTTTTCTTGTGGGTTTACCATTGGGTTTTTTCATTGGACCTTTTACACCGCCCATTCTAGCACAGAAACTTTTACGGCGTTTGGCGGCTTTTGAGCCTGCTTTTAATTTACTGGGCTTTGTGGTCACAGCAGTTTGTAATTTTGAACCTGGATGCTCTCTGCGATAGCTCATCACACCTTTACGATTTAGGCCACCTGACTTGCTTTTGCCAGCTTTACGATGCCAGGCCGCACTTTCATCCAACAGTTCATGGTCATCCACAGACTCAAACTCTTCCCAAATCTGTTCTGCATCTACTCCGTGGTGTTGGGCCCAGGCTTCTACCATGGCTTCAATCTGATCAAACTGTTCTTCCACACTTTCGTTGGGTTTGCAGTTACGAACTTGTCCGCCATTTTTGCCTTTCTTGGTACCTTCTGCATGTTTGCCAGGCCAGCACTTGGTAAAACCATTTGAATCTTTGGCGCCTTTGGCAATTTCATTGATGTTGCCGTGTGTTTGACACATGCCGCAATCTTCACAGGTCATTTCCATTTCTGTGCTTTCATTGTGCTTTTTCTTACCAGCACAATGTGCCTTTTGTGAGAAGCCTTTAGGATGTGAGCAATTGATACTGCTCTTGTACTTTTGACTCCACTCCTCTGTGATTACTTCGTTAATTTTCATCGGTTATCCTGTTACCCATGTCATTGGCATATTGCCTTCTATATTATTTATTAACTGTTTTTCTAAATCTTCCATTTCTGCGGTGGCTTCAGTCTTGAGTGCATCGCCATTTAGACTTGCACCGCCCTGCGGGCCTGCAATTTGATTGAACTTGCTACGTGCTTCGCCCAAGATGCGTTTGGCAAACGAGTATGCATACTCTTGTAACCAAGGAAATGCGTAGGGATCGTTGAACAGCATTTGATCGGGCTTTTTGTTGTAGATCCAAAGCAACACACCTTCTGCAAACTTGTCCACGGTGTTGCTGTAAACTGTGGTTTTACTCAAGTCAAAGCCGGTAATGGCTGTGTGCGTTACAGACTTGCCAGCTTGTACTGTAAACACAGTATGCGTGTCGTTGCGTGTCAATATGGGGTACATGCCATTGTAGCCTGAATCTGGGCAATCATTGATGATTACAGTATCGCCCACATCGGCCATGTATGCAACTCCTGTGGTGATTGTGATTGTGCTACCTGCAGGTCGGGGGCGCCGGGGGGCAGGAAGGCGGGGGCGATGGCGGCGTCGATGGCGGTGGCGCGAGTCTTGGCGCGTGTCGCGGTGACCGCCCGCGCC